GACATCTATGATTTCTTTCTTAGGACCAAAGTACCACGTAAGTCCACCCTGGAGTGGGGCGGTGAGCAGGTGCCTAACGTGGTGCGGTACTACATCAGTAACGATGGTAAGCCGCTGGAGAAAGTCATGCCACCGGCAGGTCCACCGGGTGCGTTCAAGCGGGCCAACTGTTTGACTGATGCCTACTACAATGAAGTGCTTGCAGAGGTGGGTGACCAGTGGGATGAGCGTATCCACACCAAGAACAAGAGTGTATATGAGGAGAGGCGTACGGGTATCTGTACAGGGTGGGGTGTGCAGCTGTGTAACAGGTTGCAGGGTCACAGACCTCAGAGTCACTATCATTATGATGACCTGAATTACGACTGGTATATCAAACAAGCAGAAAAGTTAGTAAAGCCCTTGACAAACGTGTAACACTGTACGACAATGTTAGTCACTGATTGAGGATAAGATCATGAGCAATGAATGGCAAAAGCACAACAAAGATTCTTCACATAACCCATCAAAGAGAGAAACTGCTGAAGAGCTAAAGCAGCTCGGTAAGAAGCGAAGAAGAGCTGAGCGTAGAAAGCACTCGATGGAAATTAAAAAGTTATATCAGAATGATTTGGAAGAGTTTGAATGAAGTGGTACGTCATACTCGTCGCACTTTTCCTACTATTAACATCTGAATGGGTGAACCTATGAAAAAACTACCGCTGTTTAACGCTGTGATTGCACACGTACCGGGTGATGGTTTCAGAGATGAACTGCCTAAGATGGTGACTGAAACTGATCTGGTGATTACTAATCAAAAGACCATTGAGTTCAGATACAACTGTCCCGACTGTAAGGCATTCATGGTTGTACAACCTCGACACTTACACAGGGTCAACAGTGATATCTATGATCGTGTCATCGTCGATGTGAGACTGCCTGAAGAGGACACTGATGAGTTTGAAGCCATCAAGGAAGTGTGCCGTGATCGCATCGTCATCTTCACCAAGGTGAGCATGGGTGATCAGGTGCAGAAGCTTCTAACTCTGGCTAAGAGCTTGAAGGTCGGGTACATGCCGTGGGAGGCGTTGGGGGAATTATAATGTTAATTTTAGATGAAATAGGTAAAAAATGCAGGGAGTTTCAGAAAGAACACAACCGCGCCCCTCTTAGGGTTTATCTTACTCAAGACGCTGGGTTTAAGGCCATTGAAGACTGCATTCGACATTGTAGTAATCCTAAAAAAATAGAAGAATTAACATCAATAGTGTTGCGACGAAACCCTGTAAAACTAAGAGAACATTTTAAAAATGCGACAATCTATGGGATTAAAACAGTCATCATTGATGAGATTAAAATTGCATAACCATGGGTAAGCGCGAGAACAAAGTCGAACGCTACCTCGATGAGCGCGTTGGCAAGCTTGGCGGCATCACCAGGAAGTGGGTCAGCCCTGGTCGTGACGGTGTGACAGACCGTATCGTGATTATCAACGGTGCAGTGTGGTTCGTTGAGGTAAAAACGACGGGTGGCAAGCTGAGCCAATGCCAGATTCGAGAGCATGATCAACTGATGAGAAACGGCGCCAATGTTCGTACAGTGTATGGGCGTGACGGTGTGGATGAATTTATTGAGGAGGTGGTGGGGTGATAAACATTTATTACTTTTACGACGAAAGACTGATTAACAAATTACATAGGGTGTTGAATAGTATTGAAGGTGATCAGCACATTGATTCAGCTTTGAGATACTGCCGTCTTGTTAGACGACAATTAAAACTAACCACGTCAATTGATTTTTGCGATAGTTTCATCACTGATACTCAGTTATTGCGTTTAAAGTTACGCAAATGACCAAACTCCTAACCCCCCAACAGCTCTACCCCTACCAGCGTGAGTGTGTGCTCCATCAACTCTACTACCCTGACAGCATGTTGTGGTTGCAAATGGGGTTGGGGAAAACACCGATAACACTGACCACCATCGTTGATCGCATGCGTGCAGGGCAGGTGCAGAAGACTCTGATCTTCGGACCCCTGCGTGTGATACAGGCTGTGTGGGCGCGTGAGGCCAGGAAGTGGAGTCATACTAACCATCTCAGGTTCAGCGTGGTGCATGGCACCAGAGAGAAGCGTACGCGCGCGCTCTTTGCAGATGCTGACATCTTCCTTTGTAACTATGAGGCCATGAACTGGTTGGCTGAGACTCTGGATCATTACTATCTTAGTCAGGATAAACCATTGCCTTTTCAAATGGTGGTCTATGATGAGGTGTCAAAGCTGAAGAACTCCACCGCGCTGCGCATGAAAGGTGGTACTCGTGATAGGAAAGATAAATGGGGTAACACCCATCCCATCAAGATCTCTGGTTGGAGGAAGTTAATTGATAAATTTGCATATAGAACTGGACTCACTGGAACACCCGCGAGTAATGGGTATCTGGATCTGCACGGACAATACCTGGCGGTTGACGGAGGTAGTCGACTTGGTGAATTCGTCACTCACTACAAAGATAGCTACTTCTCCAGTGACTATAACGGCTGGAAGTACACCCCCACCGATCTCGGAAAGCAGTGGATAGAGCATAAGATCAGTGACATCACCAAAAAGATGGATACTAAAGACTACCTCGATCTACCTGGTACTAAAATAATCAACATGATGGTTGATCTACCCGTAGCTGCGAGGAAGGCTTATAAGGAGATGGAGAAAAACCTATTCACTCAGCTGGATAATGGGTCAGAATTAGAAGTGTTCAGTAAGTCCAGCGTGTCGAACAAATGCCTGCAACTCTGTAACGGATCTCCCTACCTCAACAGTGAGTCTGATGAGTTTGAAATTCTGCATGATATTAAACTTGATGCCCTTGAGGAAGTGTTAGAGGAGGCAGCAGGACAACCGGTGCTGTGTAGCTACACATTCAAAGCTGACGCTATCAGAATTATGAAGAGGTTCAAGAAATACAAACCTGTCAATCTTACAACCACACCATCGAGTCAGACTGAAGCGGTGATTGATAAATGGAATCGTGGAGAAATCAAATTGTTGGTAGGGCATCCAGCCTCTATGGGTCATGGTGTGGATGGGTTGCAAGATTCAGGCAGTATCCTGGTATGGTTTGGTATGAACTGGAGTCTGGAGTTATATGAACAAATGTGCGGTAGGTTGGATCGTCTAGGTCAATTGTTTATCGTATCAATCATCAGAATTCTCTGTAACGACTCAGTAGATCTGGTTGTAGCTGATGCCATCGAACGCAAGACTGATGACCAGGAAGGACTCAAGGCGGCGTTGCAGCGGTATCGTGATGGTATTACGACGAATGATTTAGAGGTTAATTTCTTCTAGGAAAATATGATGAGTTATAACTACCGTTGTTCGGATAGACGTAACTGTGGAGCTAGAAAGACATTAAAAAAGCCTATTGAACAATATGTTCGTAAACCAATGTGCCCAAGTTGCGGTAAAGATAAATTAAAAAGCGTTAACACTAGGGAAAAAGCAAGAAATAAAAAGCGAATGTGTAACTGTGGAGAATGTTCATTTCCACATCACATGGGTACAGAACCTTGGTGTAAACATGCAAAGACAGGTCCAACTGATAGAGATTATGAGGAACGATATGGCAGGCGGTAAAATGAGAAAACGCAGAAGAATGCGATTAGCTTATAAACATTCTGAATGCCCTAATCGCACAACCAGACCACCACCGCCACACTGGCTGCGTCATGGTAGAGTTATTGAATACGCCAAATATAATTTAAGAATTGGTTATTGTTACTGGACTAAGTTATATTGGGCTACGCCGCCGTGGTTGACACAAGAAATGCTCAATGAAATAGAGCAGATTTATTTAAATGCTACAGATGAAGAACATGTTGATCATATTGTACCATTGAAAGGTTATAATGTTTGTGGACTACATGTTCCTTGGAATTTAAAAGCTATACCGATAAAAGAAAATTATGCAAAAAGCAATCATACATACCCTGATATGTGGAATGTACAATTGACGTTAAATTTATAATTTTTTCTAACCTCCAGTATTGAGATGTTTAATAAGCCATGCAATAGCCGCACCAACTACTGCAAAACCTGATAACCATTTAATAAAATTACCCAGAGCTGACCCAACCTTTACAGCACCGGTGGCAGCACGCCATGCAGAAATCAAATCCTTGGTAGACTCAGAAAGATCACGGATAGCTTTGGCATTGGCTTCTGTGATTTTCATCAAGCGTTCCCATCGCTCGTACTCTTCTTTTTTATGCTCATTAAAATCTTCAATATGAGCCTCAAGTCTTTGCTGTAACACCACCACCCTTGGGTCTGTCATAGCTTTTCCTTATTTTCCACTTAAGAGTTTTACTTGTTTCATCAGTAATAAAACAGCTACCTTAAGTTCAGGTAATGTCATAGGTGTAATATGATCACTCATCTCACTGGATCGCTTTGTCAATAAAGCTTGTATTGCACTATTATTTTTAATCTCTTCTCTGTCTTCCTCTTCAGGAGTTAAGACTAACGGTAAGTAATCATCGACACCGTTCCATTTTTGCCTTTTATGATCTGGCGAATGTGAGACTTCGACAGCATCTTCTGGCGGATTTTCATCCCATCCACCGAGATAATTATTATCCACATCAACATAATATCTCATCTTTAATGGTTTCATACCCAAGCCCTCGCTACCAGTTTCCAATTCGCGTTTGTAACAAACTCTGTGACACCCGTTGTTTTATTTAAAATTTCTATAGGTTGTGACGAACTACCATATTGAATAATTAACTGAGTAGTTGTCGGCACAATCGACAGACCACGCCCGTCAGAGGTAGCCTGAGCCATACCTGTTGGATTGATAATAACCTCATCGCCAATTGAATAATTAAATTCAGCTGTCTTGCACACTATACGAACCTGAACAAGTGTCGGTGCTACTGCTACACCATCTACTGATAGACCATGAGATGGGGTTACATTACCCGCTCCTGTTATTCCAATTTCACCACTAACATAAGAATCGGTGAATCCGTAAATTAACGGTATCCCACTCGCTCTTTCAAAACTTGTGCAGCGTGTTATGCTAGCACCTTCTCCCCTGAAGGTTGCAACATCACCAGCTTTTGTGGTGATATTTTCACCGCCTTTTAATAATATTAAACTCGCACTATCTGTTAAAATCAAAGCACCATCGAACACAACTGTTCGCTCTTGGCCTTGTGCTAAGCTGATAGTTGTTACTGTAGTAGTTCCTGTGACATGTATAAACTCACCTGTCACAGTATTAAAATCCAGAGTTGCACCAGATGCTATACTTGAATTTTCAACCCCGATATATGCAAGATGTGCTGCGTCACCTCCGAATTTTGCCAGTGTGACTGTACCATCACCGGGTGTATCTGTAATACCCACCCAAGCTGGGCCAGTCTCATCCAGAAAAGAAAATACACCCGTTGACGATTTTAACCACAGGTAGACACTGCCATCAGTAGCGGGGGTAGACTCTTGAACAACAAAAACATTATCAATAAAATCAGCGTTAACAAGTGATAAAGCATCACTTGCCCACGCCAGTAACTTATTTGCAGTAGGTAATGGTAAGCTGGTATCAACAGTCAGCGGTGTGGACTCTGACAAACTGAGGTTTCTAGCGTTAAGATCAACAAGCTGCTGTACTAAAAACGTCAGTTTATCGAATGCAGCTTCATGTATCTCTGGGAAAAAAGATCCTTGAGAACTGAATGCTGTATCTTGAGTATCAATATAATTAGATCGAATATACCATATATAATCAGTAGGAAGATTACCGGCGACCCTGGTGATTGTTCCACCGCCATCTATACCAATGTTATTCACAGTGTAATTAGAGTCAACAATTAGTTCTGTTTCCACACCGAGATCAGTTGTCTCAAATACTTTCAACTGATTCTTATTTTCAACTCTGAAAGTGTAACTGTAGGTGTCAAGTGTACCGTTGCCAGTATATGGACCTGATATAATGCTTGTGGTATTTACTGTCATATTATGCCCCTAGTCTTTCTTAGGTCCAAATAAAAATGAATGCGCAGAGAAATCCTCACCTTCTTCGATCACATCATACAAGTGCTCGCCCGTCGCCCAGGCTTGATTAACGCCAGGTACACCTGCCGCTGCACCAATTAATTTAGTTACTCGCTTAGCCTGACTGGCAGTGATCTCATCATCATCCATCACGGCGTTACCCACCCCTACCAATCCCGCAAGACCTTGCTCAATGACACCGGCGACAGGGGTTGATGTGTAACCGTATCCACTTAATGTGCCACTTGCCAAATCTCGAACAAAAGGAACAGATGAGACAGGGAACAGCGCCAGATTAGTTAGCGTCTTCTGAATAGATTCTTCTTCATCATCAGGGTCTATTTCCCCGCGCATCAACATTTCAAACAACACAGGTAATGTGAACATGAACATTAATTTAGCAGCAACAGTGGTCATGGAATAAGTTCCAGCTCTGGCACCTTTAACAACATCACGCTCTGCATTCCACAGCGAGCTGAAGAAAGTCATAAACATGGTGAACGTGGTGTGCACTTTCCCCTGGTTCCTAAACACCGTCGCCATGTTGCGAGTGGCACCTGAACCTTGCACATTATCAACTACCCAATCAGCATATCGTGCAGCCTTATCTGTATCACCAGTCTCACCCAGCCTCTTGGTGTAGGCTGCATGCCAAGAGATCAGATCAGCACCGAAGAACTGAATGAAAGCAATGTGTTTCATTGATGCTTCTTGCAGTGCGGGAATGACACCCTTCTTTTTTCCAAGGGAATCGAGCGCACTTTTGATCTCTCGATCCATTGTCTTGGTGCGAGTTTCCATGATGTTAGAGTGCTCAAAAGCAAATGTTTGAGCATCTTTGAGGCTTCGGATTCCCTTACCATAAACCGTTCTCATGGCACTGTAGGTATCCTTCTGCCCCACCTCTGCCATGGTGTTGAAGATACCAGAAAGCTGAATGATACCGGTAGAAGCTTTAAACCCCATAACACCGAGAGTTACACCCAGGCGAAGCTGGTTGAAGGCTGCGTCAATAAAGGTCTTTGGTGGAGCTGCTCGACCGTCCTTCGCTACATCATTAAGCCACAGTGGGAGCTGGTTATACTCCTCACGCCCAAGCTTTCTGATGATAGTATCTTTAACATCCTGATTCCTAATCAGCTTATTGATCTGTCTCACTGCATCATGAAACGCAATGTAATGGATCGTATCGTTAAAATGATTAGGTACTACATCCATATTCAAATTGATAGGTGCATAATACCCGGTACGCTCTTGAGTAGCGCCGGTGTTCACAGCAGCCTGTAAGCTCAACGCGCCACCGAACATAGACTCAAGCTGTGCATCAGCTCTATCCTGCAGCTGGTCGGCTCTGGCAGATCTGAAACGGTCATACACCACAGGGTAGTAACCACCTTTAAATGTTCCGAACTTTGTTTCAACTGGTGTTGACTCAACCTTCGGTGGGACAAGCCCGGTGGTCCTACGATGTACTTCAGCAAGAGCGGGGTACAACTCTTCCATCTGATCCCAGATGGTTTGCACTAGCAACCAATCAGAACCCGTCATATGGGACAACACAGCTTGCAACTGCGGGTTGTTGATATTGATCGTAGCTTCACTCTCTGGGTTCGCCCAACCCTCGCCCAGTAGCATCTTACGGAGATTGCCTGCATTCCCGGTATTAAGAGCTACAGAGAGGATTTGAGCACCCGTCAGATTACCATCATGGACATCAGTCTTGATCTCTGGAATGTACACCATCTCCAGATGACGTTGCTGGTCTTCTTTGCTGCGGTTGTTCAACGCCTCTATAACCGGGTCACCGGTCTGTTTCCAGATCTGATGCTCTTTTGCATAAGCTTCGTTCAACTTCTGCACCAGGAGATCATGAGACATACCGACGCGCTCACCTCCATCCAGCCAGCTCGCCATCCAAGGGATCTTGGTCATCTGCGCCATACCGGAGCGGATCCAGTTTTTCTTCTCCAGTGTGGTAGTACGCTGTACCTCGAATCTATTTGGTGAAGCTTTGTCCATGTGATCAACCCAGTCACTGACAGCTTTCTGAAAAGTAACCTTTTCTTCCAGTAAATCGATCTTGTTTGAATACCGGGCTACGTGCTCAATGTTTCTAATTGACTCATCAACACCTTGCAATTCTGAAAACGGTACGTTTTTCCAATGTTGAATCTGCCCCTCATTGGTGAGCACCACCGGTGCAAGGGTTAGCCCGTCACCCTCGTTCTCATTCTGATTTTTCATCCAAGTATTGATGTCAGTAGCACCTTCAACACCCTTCAGCGTGGCTGACTTACGGAACTCAAATCGTCCCAGGATCTTAACCAGCTGCTCCCAATACTCATTACCCGCTTTCTGGATCTCCTCTCGAATACGTTTCTTTCTGTATCGTGCAGTATTATCAACGATCTTGATCGTTTCATTCTTGGCATTTGTAGCTGCCATACCAAGGTAATAGTTCATCACCTGGCGTGCTTTGGCAGAAGCAGCAGTGTCTTTATCACCCGCTACCAAAGCGGTAGCAGACTCTTGTGCCGCCTTGATTTCAGCACGCCGGTATTTAGCAGGAAAGATCTGTCGGTAAGAGAGTCTACCGATATTATCTTCAGCCATCGACTTCACAGCCTGACGGTCAATTGCGCGCTGATTTGTGCCGCGTGACAGGACTTTCAGCTCATGCAGTAGTAGTCGACCGCGCTCTTCATTTTGAACAGCGTCATCGGCCTCTCGTTCAATGGTGCCATCATTCAGGATATCACCGTGGATACGCTTCATCTCTGCTTCAGCATTTGCTTCAGCGACAATAGTGATCTTTGGTGCATTGATGAGATCAGTCAGCATCTCGGAGCCTGAGTTGTAACCGAAGAAAGCGGCAGCCTCATCTGGGTGAACACCTTCTTGACCTTTAGCTGTGGTTCCTCTGAGTGCTGTAGGTATGCGTTTTGACTTACGTCCCAACTTATCAACCTGGATCTCACCGACCATCTCTTTGACGGTGGCATGATCAAGCTTCATGTCACCAGTGCGCAGCCGTTCCTGAGTGGAATAAACCTGCTCGCCTTTCAATCTGGCAAGCTCTTCCTCGAAGATATCCTGCTTCTCAACCTTCCACCAGGTCTCCTTCTGGCGAGTCAGCTCCTTGATCAGCTTGTCACGCAGTGTCTCAGTGGCCTTCTCTACCGGCTTAACAGCACGTTTCTGGTAATCTACGAACTCTTTCTCAGTCATACCTGCCATTGCCGCATCGGTAAACATTGGCTCGATTCTTGCACGAACTTCTGCTGCTGCAATCTGTTCTTCAGTTGCCAGCATACGGTCGAACACCTGGCGTGCATCATCATCAAGATTGACACGCAGACCGCCCCTGACTCGTGCATAAATCTCGGTGAGCCAGCGGGCAAATGTGCGGAAAGCGTTGCGGAGTTCAATCGAGGGAGCTTTACCCTCCATCAAATATTTCTCAAATCCTCTGGCGAATTGCTCATGCACTGCACGGTGGATGGCAACATCTTTCTCTTTGTTGCCGGTAGTACCCTCATCAATGAAAGTGATGACATCTGCTTCTGTGGTTGTGCCGTCTTCAGCTGTAGCATCAGCTGCTACTTCAAGAGCATTACGCTTGTACCAGTTCTGGATACTGTCAAGGGTATCACCATCGGTCTTCAGCTCCATCTCATACATAAAGTGAGCAAACTCATGTATGAAGGTAGACAGGTTGGCTGCTTCAGTTAATCTGATGGTGGTATTTTCTATGTCATAATAACCACGGGCTTCTTTGCTGGTGGGCACCTTCTGGGCTAACAGTTGACCAGACTCTTTGAAAGCTGGATCAAAAGTGGCATCAACTGAGCGGATCTGTGAAGGTTCAAAAACGACGACCATCTTATCACCGCTTTGGTTAACCACCACTATACTGTCATAACCACCCTCATCGTATTCTTGCAATATTGACTCATTCGAGTAGTCGAAATACCCGTGAGTATTGTTATCACCAGCATCTATCTTGAGTGACTTACCTAATTTAAGGTAGTTTTCCAGTACATTATACTTCCCATACTGGGCAGCTGCATCGTAATCAGCGTCAAAAAAGAACCCTCTATCAACAGGGGTGGCACCACCCGCCCCAACCTCGGATTCATCGAACGCGGTGAACTCCGCACCTGTCCCATGATAGTAAACGGTGCTGGTATCAAACCCCATCTCTTCTGCTCGTTTCATTCGAGCTTCTTTTGACATATCCAGTGTAGTTGCCTGCTCCATCACAGCAGGCTCAGCAGGCAGCTGGGCAACCACATCATCAAACTCAGTCTGCGCCTCACCCATGACCTCCTGTGCGGCCATCAGACCGGCATCAACAGGGGTTTCACCAAGAGTAACAAGCTCCTTGGTGCGAGCGGTCAACGCATCTCTATCTGCTTGAGAAGGTGCTACCTCAGTTAAACATTTAGTCAAAGAACCCATAATAGTAAGCCGCAGCTATCAGTATCTCCTCTTCTTCGTCAATCGGTTTCAGTTCAGTTTCATATCTTAACCCAGTACCTATGTGAGGAGTATCACACCACCTCTCCCACCAGACACATTTACCCCATACACCGTCTGCCCATACACCGTCTGCCCATACACTATCGCCAACGGGAGGTGCGGTCGGAGCAGCCCCCATGCCCCCAGACCAGTAACCCATCAGGCTACTGAACCCTCCTTGTTCTAACGCTCCCCCTCCTGCGTTCCAATTTGGTAGCGGTGTCCTAAACCCGCCCTGTACTACCTCTGGTGCTGAAGCTGTACCTAACCAGAATGCCGGTGATGAGAAGCCACCTGCCACATTTAAGCCGGGTCATTACCTACCACTGGTTCAGCGGAGGCATTGGTTGTTACGGTAGCAGTCCACGCTGCTGTAGTGTCATCTTCTTTAGTGACCGTTAAAGTTGTACCGGAGATTGACCATTTATTCCGCAGGAATCTCAGCGCATTCAACATAGACCGGGCAGCTTCTCCTGTGACAGAACTAAAGTCTCTCTTAAGAAGTGCATCGGCATTTTCAATTGCAGTCGGTGGTGTTGTGGTGTTTGCTCCATCAGTACCACGCATATCAGTGTTAGCTGTAGTTGTTGCTACTAGAGTAACATTTGCTACGGTATCGGCGGCTGGGTCAAAATAGTCAGCAGCAACCAGGGTTCTTGCGTTGAATTCAGAAACAGTTGGAATATCAGCAATCGCAGAAGTGTGATCAGCAGATTGTGGAAAGTCTGTATAAACTTGAACGGTTGCTGGGATTGCACCCGTGCCAATAAACGTCCATGCAATATGATTGTAATTAGTCTCAGCTGTAGCGGGTGCATAAGAGTGATACCCATTACCCTCATGCGTACACACCCCACTACCCACAGAACCGATAGTCTGGGTTCCATTATCCCCCGTC